TCTTCCCCTGTTTGCTCATCATCCCAGGCATTGCCTTCTTCTCCGATTTGACGTCTTAGTAGCTGGTTTCGTGTTAAGCCATCAAATAAGCCCAATTAATCACCCGCTTCCAGGTCGCTCTTTCTTACCTTACGACCATCCGGCAGCTGATACCAGCCACCACCAAGGTGCCTGATATCAGCCGCCTTTTCCGTATTATCCGGAGCCGTTGCGGTTTCATCTGGTCGGACCTTTATTTCCACGTATCTATTGCCTTTTCTGATTACCTTTTTCACTTAAACCAACCCCTAAAGGATTTTTCCAGGTTGTTTCACTGGCTGGAAATAAGCATTGCCAAGCAGAACCATTACTGTCGCGTTTACCGTGCCGGCGTCGCTGTCATCAAGGTTTAGATATACATGGCTGTATTCATCGCCAAGTTCGCTTATGTGACACTCCATTACTGCAGATGCTTCCAAGATAGAAACTCTTTGGTCAGTTGCAGATGTGTCTATGTCGGCTGAAACAGTCATAGAAGTTGTATTGTCATCAACTTCAACTGTTACATCATCAGAGGAATCGGTTGCAGAGATACCTTCTAAATGCTTGCCGATAGCTTCTGCCAAAGTATCACCGTCATGAAATTCCTTCTCGTCAGTATCTGCTCCCGAAGCAACTTTTTCAAAAGTTACACCATTAATCGTTAGAGTATCTTCAGCGGTCCAATCATCAGCATTTTCTACTTTCATTTTCTGAACAGCCTCGCCGGCGTTAATATCCACCGCTTCGCGCACATCGCCTGTGTCACCAGCAGTTCCTTTTTGCTTTTTGAGCGTTACAGTGACATCCTGCACTGTATCATTATTGATTTTAAAGTTATCATCCGCGGCTTCAAAAAACATATAGAAACATGCTCTGCGGTAACTTTGCAATTCAAACTTTCCAGTTGTTTTGCTGTCGCCGCTTATGCTGTCTTTCTCCAGCGCGCAAGCAACAGCAACGTTTTCATGCATCTTACTCATGCCATCACTTCCTTTAAAAGATTAGGGGCCCCGAAGGGCCCCGTAAATTACTACTGGTTCTCCAGTTGCACAAACGGAGCGGTTTCGTAGCTGGTAGGCAGCACATTGTCCAGCCAGGGCTTACCGTCAACGGTCTTGAAGGCTTTGATAACCGTGATATTGTTCGTGAACTTAAAGTGCGGGCTGGCCGCAATAGCTACTCCCACACCATCTTTAATCAGATAGTAGGAAAGGTCACAAAGCAGCACAGAGCCGGTCTGGTTCATTGCAGGACTGTGGTCACTATACAATACGGGCAAGCCGAACAGATTGCCAGGCGAACCGTCTCTTGCATTTGGCTGCCATACATACTGATTGGCGCCATCTTCGAGAGTCATAAGCTCCGGCAAAACCTCACGGGATACAATCCATACACCACGGCGGCCGCGGAAGCGAGCATACATGCTGGCCAGGTCATCATAGTCTACCGCACTATTACTGTTCCTGGTAACGCCAAAGGTGCAATTCGCGTCAATAATACCTGTCGGCCTGCTTCCGGAACCAGTCAAGAAAGCATTTTCTTCAGCATCAATCAAAGCACCGCGCAGCTGGTTGCGAACAACCTGCTCAATCATGGCGCTGTTCCGCATCAGTTTGTCCGTCACTTCAACGTGTGCAGCTACTTCGTAAGGCTGCAAAGTGATNTGACGGAACTTGATGTCAGTCTGCGGCTTTTCTTCACCCTCTGAAATCCAGGTTACTTGAGCACCGGCATACATATTTTCACCGTGATACTGCAGAGCGGGAATCTTGAAATCAGCTTCACCGCCGCCAAATACAGTCGCCCTGGGACGCACAATAGCTTCATCCGGCTGCACGGTAAGCAGCTGGTCACTAAATTCGTCAGGCACCAGGAAACCACCCTGGATATCGTTGGCCATATCTTGAGCACTTTGACGCACATCAATATCCCGGTCCCTTAGCCTTTTATCGCTGGGGTTTAACGTCACCGCTTGCACAAACTCACCCAGGCTCCTGAACTTCATCGGGTCCTGTGCTCCGGTATGAACCTGTTGCGGTGAATACTCTGTGCTGTGGTTAGCGCTCCTGGGGTCAAAATTGCCCTGGCTGGCACCAGCATAATCTTGGATCTGCTGTGCTCTTTTTTGCCTCTGCTCGGCCTGGTCAATCTTTTCCCTGGTCTCTTCTGAACTGGTCAGCAGTTCATCGAAACGCTTTTCTTCTTCCTCAGTTAAACCTTCATCGCCATTTGCTTTTTCCTGCAGCTGCTCCAGTTCCTCAACGAGTTGGCGCAGCTCATCTCTTAATTTTTCAATCATGCTTTTTCACCTCTTAAATGTTTTTTAGCTTGCGATAATTCTTTCCGAGCCAGCGCCCGCTGTGCTCTTCGCCTTGCCTCTTCAGCTTCCAGCGCCCGCTGTGAAGCCAAGTATTCGTTCATAACCTCGCACGTGCTTCGAACGCTTACAGATGTATTTAAATAGGCCGGATATGTTACCGGCCCCACATCGCGCATATCAGAAACTTCCAGAACCTCTCTTAACATCATTTCATCATTAACCTTCTGCCACTTCTCCCCATTAACAGCGACCCTAAACGAAAAACTGCATCCATCTATATCACCGCGCTTTATTGGTTCCAAGACCAGGTCTCTTATCATCTGGCTGTCCGGTGGTGTAACCTCAAAGCGCAAGCCTTTCGTGTTTTCCTCCAAAGTAAGTGTGTTGCTTTTCATTCGTCCCAAAACAAAATTAGGGTCATGATTAAACAATGCTCTTATGTCAGCGCTTTCTATCACCTTCCTGAACGCGCCCGGTCTGACAATCTCCTGGAACCCGCCCAGGTCCTGTGATTTCCGGTTAAAGACAGCTGCATAGCCCGTTATTTTTGGCCCGGCGTCACCTTCTTCGACACGCATTTCTGCAGCATCTACTTCAAGCATCCTTATTTCAGGTTTCATTTTTGTCACCGCCTTAATCTTTTACTCCGGCAGCAGCTGGCACACACAACCCCTGTGCAGCGGCGGCCGCTTTATGTCCCATTTACGCCTAATCGGTATTTCTGCGCCCTCCGGCTGAAAATCTTCACCACCACTGACAAAACTCCCGTCAATATCAACTACGACTCCATCCATGGCCATGCAATATGGACAGGTCTCATCCCCCAAAGCATACCACTTCTTTCTGGTGATACCTTCGTCTTTCCATGTTCTCTCTGCCACAGCGTTGGCCTGGTTCCTGGAAAGTTCACGTGACTCATTTTCCGGTCTTGTCTTTTCCCAGGCGTCAAGCCTTTCCTGCACTTTAAGAAGCGGATCTTCACCAGCATCAACCGCTTCAGTCGCAAGGCTTTTAATCTGGTCCCTGCTGCTAATTATATAATAGTCAACAGAGCTCTCCGCGTATTCATTCAAATAGCGCTCCATGGAACTAGTAACCCCTACAGCAGCGCCAATTTCTTTAGCTGATTCTTCCTGTATCGTTTCGCCAAACGTCATTATAACCGGCAGCAGTGTTTGCATCATCCACCTTGGAGCCTCTTCATAGTATTCTTCAACCCACCTTCCAAAGCTCCCCAGGTTACGATTGCCCAGCTCGCGCTTCGCCTTGCGCTCTATATCTGCTTTCTCTCTGCTCAAAATACGCCGGAAAGCGTCTTCGAAATTCCTGCGGTGTCTAGATATCAACCTATCCCTGGATTCCGCGGACCGTTTCTCCCAACACTCTGCTTTATCCCTATGCTCTAGCGTGCTGTGGTCTCCACCACATGCACACAAGCTGCGCTCATCATCGTTGCCATTTTGTTCACCTGCGCCAGGCTGCTCAATCTCCGTGCCGGCTTCAACCACATTTAACGGCTGCCAGTATATCTGCCCTTTTTGTTCCGGGAGCGGATTCATGTTTTCCAATTCTCTTATCTCATCCGCGTTTAGCCATCCGTTCTGCCGGCCAACTGCATAGGCATTATACCTGGCCTGGATATCTCCGCGCAGCAGGCCTTCTGCCACGTGCTCCGCGAAATAGTTTTTATTACTAATCAGCTTAAACTTGATTTCTTGTTCCCAGCGCACGAGCCACGGCCTTAATGTCTGCGTCACAAACTCCAGCGCCTGGTGTTCTATGTTGGTATGAGTGGCCCTTTCCAGGTCGCCCAGCATGTGGACAGGCACGCGGTATATCCTGGATATCTCCTGGACCTGGTATTTCCTGGTCTCCAAAAACTGCGCTTCATTCGGTGGTATCCCCAACCGCTCAAACTTGCCTCCCTCTTCAAGGAGTAAGAGTAAGTGGCTTTTGCCAAGCCCCTGGTATTGTTCCGTCATGCTTTCCTTCAGACGCTGGTAAGCTTCATCACTAAGGCTTTCCGGATAGCTGACGAAACCGCCCATATGTGAGCCCTGGCCATAAAACCTGGCGCCAAACTCCTCAGCCGCTAAGCCAAGGCCAATAGCCTCTTTCGCCATGTGGATGGGACTGTAGCCCAGCATTCCATCAAAGCCGAGCCCGTGGACATGGAAAACATCCTTTTTAGGGACCCACCGGAACTGCCCGTCCGAGAATGATACACAATATATAATTTCATTCGTGTCTTTTTTCCTGTCAGGCCATGTCCTGTTCGGCAAGAGAGGATACAACCCTTTTATCCTCCCGGCATTATCCCGGTCTATATACGCATAACCATTACCCCAGGTCAAAACATGAGCCTGCAGCATCTCCCTAAACGTCATGGCCGTCATCTCTTCGTTCGGTGCATCATGCAGCAACGAATACAGCGCATGATTCGGCGCCTCTTCTTTGCCGCCCTGGCCATTTTTACGGTAAACCTTTAAAGGTAACGACGCTATTGTCTCTGATATAATCCTTACGCAGCCATACACTGCCGTCAAATGCATGGCGGTGTAGTTGTTCACATCAACACCTGTCCGGGATGGTTGGCCCGCAAACATACGGTCAAGCCAAGGTGCTGGATTCCTGGTATTAGACAAGCTTCGCTTTTCCAGCCACTTACTTAAAAAGGGTATTCGCAATCTATCTACACCACCTTATACGCTTCTTACTCCACGGTCTTCATAAACTGATTTCTTTTGGTGCCTAATAGCTCGATCCAGCGCCATCACCAGCGCGACTATTCCGTCTATCTTGCCCTGGCTGCTGGCTTTATCCGGTTTCAAGTTGCCCGCCGGGTCCTGACGGACAGACACATTATCGGCCATCCACCTTAAAACAGGATTGCCGCCGTGTTCTATTTTCCTGGCCAGCAGCAACCTCTCCAGGTCCTTCATCGGCTTGGCCATGCTCATGAAGCCCTGGCCCATACCTAAAACCGTTAAGCCTTCCTCTTCCAGCTCTCCTGCCAACTGGTGTGCCTGGAAAAGCCTGTCCACGTTCATATCTTTCAGGTTAAACTTCTTCGCGTCTTCCAGGACCTGCTTTTTCACAGCTTTATAATCAATATAATCTCCCGGCGTTGTTTTCAGAAAACCTTCTTTAGCCCACTTTTGATATTGGTCCTTATACCTGTTATTGGTGTCGTATATTTTATTTTCAGGACACCAGAAACGAGACAGCACTTTCATTTTCTCTGAGTCCTTCTCTGCCGGGAAGGTTAAAACCCATGCAACCATATCAGATACACTCGCAAGGTCCAAACCGCCGTAGCATGTCCGGCCCTTTAAATCATCTTCAACGACCATGCCTGCCTGTTCGTCCCACAAATTCGTGTCTATCCACCTGGAATGCTGCTGAGTCCAGATGTTTAAATACAGCCGCTTAAACGTGTTCTGGTAAGCGGGAACCTGAGCTGCTTTGCGTGCTTCCTGCTTCAGAAAATCTTCGTTTATGGTTATACCCAAGTTAGGATTCGCTTTTCTCCAGGTCTTGATGCTCTGCCAATCGTCTTTTTCATCGGCCTTGTAAATCACAGGGTAAAAACTATCGTCTTTGATGTTGCCCTCCAGTATCTTTCTCGCATACTCGTGATACTCATAGCAAATTGAGTTTTTATCATAGCCGGCTGTGGTTAGAAATATCGCCAGCGGCTCTTCTCTCGCGCCCTGGGATGTAATCAAGGTGTCCACCAGGTCACGTTTAGCCTGCGTGTGCAGTTCGTCCACTATGATACAGCTCGCATTGTAGCCATGCGCGCTGGCTGCATCGGCCGGGATAGCTCTATAAAACGAATTCGTGCTGTGAAACACAATCCTTTTGGTGCTGTCTACAATATGGCACTTCTTCAAAAGGGTTTTGTTGTTCCTAATCATGCTGGCCGCCTGGTTAAAAACCAATGAAGCCTGGTCCCGGTCAGCAGCTGCGCTGTAAACCTCTGCTTCCGTATCGTTCTGGCTCTCAATAAAAAGCATATATAAAGCCAAGGCCGCAGCCAAAGCGGTCTTCCCGTTTTTCCTGGGTATTTCTACATAGACGGTCCGGTATTGACGCTTGCCATCTTTGCGCAGCGTGCCAAATACATCACGGACAATCTTGTCCTGCCAAGGCTCCAATATAAAAGGCTGCCTGGACCATCTCCCCTTTGTGTGCTCAAGCAGGGAAATGAACCTGACAGCCTCTTCTGCTCTATCTTTATTAAAAGGCATTTCGCCTCACCTCATACCCGTCACCTACTTATGACTTTTCTTGTTAAGCAGTGATTCCATCTCATCAACTTCATCCTGCTGGCCCGGCAGGTTTATCCTGCTCCTGGAGCTCGGTGTCATGCCGAACTCAGCGCAGAGTTTAGTTATCTGCTCCAGGTATTGGCGCGCCTGGCTTACCTGGGGATACTGCTGATAGTATACAGATATTAGTTCTCCGTCTTCCCCATATTTCGGTATCTCATATGTGCTGCCGTTCTCCTGGATAAACTCTTCTGCCTCTCTCCACTTCGCATAGGTCTGGCAATATCCAGCGAATGTGGCCATGTCTATTTGAGTGAGCAGGCCGAGCTGCTCCAGTTCTTTGGCGGCCCGCTTCCATTCTTTCTTCGCTTCCTTCCGCAACCAGGTCGGTGGCTTCGGAGCTACAGGCTTTGGTTTAGGTTCATTCTCGTTGAGCGGCCTTTGACCCGGGTTTCCTTCCAAAACTTTCAGATTTGTCGGCTTAGGCTTCCTTCCTTTCACACCGAAACCCCCTTTCCTCAATTCTGCAGGGACTCGGAGATGGCTACCATCGCGGTCATGCTGGGAAGTTTTCTGAAAATTTGACCCCCCTTA